GGGTGCAAAGGTCACCCAGCTTCTGGGTGGGGAGTCGTAACAGATGGACCAGCTATTAGCTGGTTTCAGCTGCACGACGAGCAAGGATATTCTTGCCACAGTACTTTTCGTACTTGGGTTTGAAGTCTTTGCTCTTTTCCTTCTCCTGTACACAGGGTGGAAAGACTGGGACAAGCCCAGTAAAGGACTATGACTAGTCTCTTTCCTTCCTGAAGTCAGTTGACTGGGGTTCATGAAATGAACCTGAACATGCTGAAGAGCATGTGTCGGCAGAAACTCTTGGCTAAGGATGGCTACCTCTTAAGGAGGAACCATGAAAAGCCTGATGAGTCTCGTGCTGGATGTTCTGGCAGAAGCCGGAACATGGTGTGGCATTAGCACCACCCGTGATATCAAAACCGTCACGGGGCGGGTTGCGAATGAGGGTGATAGTTTTCTCACTATCACCTTACCTAGCTACTGTAAGGACTTCGAAAGAAGTCTTGACAATGGCTATGTAGACGCTCAACTCTTCAAGTCCTTTTCCAAAAGGAGTCGAAGAGGAGGTTTCCCGGCATTTCTGTCAGGTTTCCTCGGTCTCATTTTCGATTCGCAGACTGGTCGATTACTGGACTATCCGTCCATTGACGCCATTCGTGCTATACGTCAGATTACTCTGATGTGTAGTAAGGTTGCATTACCATGCACCCCTAAACGAATTAAGGCGGCACTAGATGGATATATCCAGTGTGAGAAGGAAGTTATTGACAATGATTTACGCCTCGGAATGGATCAACGATCCGACCTTGTACGTATGTCATTGTTGCTTTGGGGGCAAGTTCTTCAGAATGTGGATGAAGACATCTACTATTCCAGAATTCTCCCAAAGCATGGTCCTGGCTCCACAGCTGATAAACTTATTGGAAACAAGAAGTTTTCTCAGACTGAATGGACTACCAGACTGGAAGAGTACTTCCCGTCAGGGGAGTATCTTTTTCCAAGCTGGCGTCATTACGACGCCGACCGTGTTAACCTCCTCGAACCCGGGCAGGAACGACCCGTTAAGGTCGTTACTGTACCTAAGACGCTCAAGACGCCTCGTATCATTGCCATTGAGCCAACCTGCATGCAATACGTGCAGCAAGGTTTGCTGGCTTCGATTACGAAACACGTCGAGGCTGATAAATCAGTCTCGTGTTTTGTCGATTTCGACTGCCAAGAACATAATCAGTTATTGGCAAGACAGGCATCCAGATCTGGAACAATTGGATCTGAATCCCTGGCTACACTCGATTTGAGTGAAGCAAGCGACAGAGTCTCGAATCTGCATGTACTGCTGATGACGTCTCACTTCCCTCACTTACGTGATGGGTTGCAAGCTTGTCGCAGCACGAAGGCAGATGTGCCTGGTCATGGAGTTCAATCCTTGGCCAAGTTCGCATCTATGGGTTCAGCTGTAACTTTTCCTATGGAGTCGATGATCTTTACGACCATCATATTCCTTGGAATCCAGCGACAGCTTAATCGACCATTGTCCAAGAAAGACATTCAGTCTTTCAAGGGCCAGGTGCGAGTCTACGGAGACGATATTATCGTTCCCGTAGGCTTTGTCACGTCCGTTGTGGCGGAACTTGAGTCTTTTGGATTCAAGGTCAATGCCAGCAAGTCTTTCTGGACTGGTAAGTTCAGAGAGTCTTGCGGAAAGGAATACTACGATGGCGAGGATGTTACAATCGCTCGTGTACGTAGGCTTATCCCTTCCCATCGGAAGGACGATCCCGAGAAGTTCATATCCACAGTATCCCTCCGAAACCAGCTCTATGAGCGAGGTTGGTGGCGTACTGTGAGTATGTTGGACAATCACATTGAGAAACTCATTGAGTTTCCCGTTGTCTTGCCCACTTCCCGTGTGCTCGGCCGGATTTCATTCTTGGGCTTCGAAACCCAAAGAATACATCCGACTCTACATACACCCTTAGTCAAGGGGTGGATGGAGAGGTCGGTGCCTCCGGATTCACATCTGGAAGGCTCCGATGCCCTGCTCAAAGTGTTTCTCAAGCAAGGAAAGGAACCTTTCCGAGACGCGAAACATCTGGAACGTTCTGGACGTCCCGACGCCGTTCACCTAAAGCGCGG